GGCGGGCCTGCCGCACCGGCCCGCCGCGCGGCGCGGGCGCGTCAGGCGGCGGAATAGGGGAGGCCGGGGGCCTTCGCTCCCCCGCGCCTTCGGGGTGTTCAGCCCGCGTTCAGTTGCGCGGACGTAGCATTTCCGCGAATTTGGGAGAGGTGCCCGCATTCAGGAAAACCCAGCGTTCAGGAAAACAAGGCAGACTGGACAGCCTGGACAGACTGAAAAGCTTGGGCAGACTGAACAGGCGGGCGTGGATGTAAGGGGAGTTGACATGGCAAAGCCGTATTCCGGTTTTCTGCGGGTTGTCCCTCTGGCGCTTGGGGTTGCGGTGGCGGCCGGCGGCGTTGCCGTCGCGCAGGAGGCCGCCGCGCCTGCGGCCGCGTCGAGCGCTGCCCCGGACGCCAAGCCGGGCCCCCAGAAGGTGGACTGCATCGACCTCATCCGCATCGACCGCTCGGAAGTGCTGGATGATCAGACCATCCTGTTCCACATGAAGGGCGGCAAGATCTGGCGCAACCGCCTGCCTTACCGGTGCCCGCAGCTGGGCTTCGAGAAGGCGTTCAGCCACCGTACCTCGATCAACCGGCTGTGCAGCGTTGACACCATCACCGTGCTCAACACCACCGCCCGTATGCCGGGCGCGACCTGCGGTCTGGGCGAGTTCGAGGCCTATACGCCGCCCGCCAAGGAAGGTGCCAAGGAAGGCGGCAAGGATGCCGCCAGGAACGGCAAGGTGAAGTAGGCCGCGACCGGCAAGTCGCCCTGGCCGCAAAATTCTGCTTGGCCGAACGGCCCTTCTTCTGATAACGGAAGGCCGTTCGACCGGGGATGCACCCGTAGCTCAGCTGGATAGAGCGTTGCCCTCCGAAGGCAAAGGCCACACGTTCGAATCGTGTCGGGTGCACCACCTTTTTCAAGGACTTAGCGCGAACAACTGCCCCGCTTGGATCGGTGCAGGAATCATATAGGAAGCAGGAAGGAAGCAAGCGCCCGCCGGGCGGTTCTGCCTCGCTTCGGGCCTTCGCGTATGCGCCGCGCCGTTCATTCCTTCATCGATGATTTTTGAGGGTAACAGGGGTAACGTGGGTTACACCTTTGGAAATAAGGGGGTTTTTATGTTACCCGCGCCCTTTGTGTGTGGGTAACGCGGGTAACAGGCGGACGAATCAGATGAACAGGAAGCCTTCCTCGCGCATTTCATAGGGGGAGGGGCCTGCTTCATTGGCCAGAATGCGTCCCACTGCCATCGCTGCCGCCACCGCGCCGTCAATTCGACCGCGGGCGCGCTCCTTGGTGAACTTCTCGTTCTCGGCCGAATCCTTGTCGGCCACCACATTGGCGAAGCACATCCGCAAGAGAGGGTTCCTGCCGTGGCGGAAGTGCCCGCTGAGGATTGCCCGCTTCAGCTCTTTCACAGGGGCCGACATGCTGGCGAAGCCTTGGCCGAACTGGTTAATGACAAAGCCTTCAGTCTGAAGGGCGGTGCTGACAGCAGTCGAGTTCCAGCGGTCAATGGCGATCTCCTGTACGGCGTACCGCTCGCCCAGGCGAACGATGTGCTCTACGATGGCGGAGTGATCCACGACATTGCCGGGTGTGAGGGTCAGATATCCTTCCTCCGCCCAGCGCAGATAGTCGGCCTGGTCGTGCTCGCTCTTCTTGGCAATGCCTGCCTCTGGCAGGAAGAACATGGGCAGCACGTCATACCGCCGCGCGTCTCCGTCGCCATCAGGGAACATAGCCACAACTGCGGTCAGATCTTCGACGCTGGACAGGTCCACGCCAATCCAGCAGGGCCTTCCAATGAGCTGATCGATCGGCGTCATGGCCTCTGCCGCGTCATAGACATCCAGCGCCAGCCAAGGATTGGCGGCACCGTCCTGCCACTGGTTGAGGTGAAAGCGGCGGAAGTCGGCAATCTCGGACGGGAAATGCTCAATCCGGCGGGCCTTAATTCTCAGCTCTTCGAGGGAGCAGAAGCCGGCTTCGATGGCAGGGTTGGCTGCGCGCCATGCCGCTTCATCGCGCCAGTCAGCGTCCGGCTCGGCGGCAAAGATGATGGGGGCAAAGGTGGGGTCGTCCACTTCGCCCGAAGCCACCTTCTGGGAATACTGCCACAAATCCCAAGCTAGGCCGCCTTGTCCTTCGCCAGCGGTGGAAATGACCACCGTGAGCGGATTGGACCGCTTGACCATTGAGTCGGTGACGGTCTTGAACAGCTTGCGACCTTCGCCCAACGGCCACGCATGGATTTCGTCGGCCAGGAAGAACGACACGTTCAGGCCGTGCTTTGAATAAGCTTCCGACGAGATGGCCTTCAGCGTGCTCCTGGTGCGGGGGTGAATCAGCGTCTTCCGGCTCTCCACCGGGCGCACCAAGCCTGTCAGGGTGTCATCCTGCAAGACGAACTGGTGGGAGGAGTTGAAGGCGATGCTGGCGTTTTCCCGGTCAGCCGCCGCCATCACAACCTGTCCGCCGGCCTCCGCCTCCGGCCCCATGAAATGGGCAAGGGCGAGCGCACTGGCCAAAGTCGTTTTGGCATTACCACGAGGTATCCAGATGCAAGCCAGCCGCACCTTGCGGCTTCCATCCTCGTTGGCCGGGCCATAGATGCGGCGGATGATGGCCTCCTGGAAGCCGTGCAGATGAAACGGGCGGCCTGCGAAGTCACCTTCCCAAAGGCGCAAGCGTCGAACGAAACGGCAAATCCGGTCTGCTCGGCCAGTCGGGTCAGGATAGAGTGCCGGGTCAGGCGAGAAGATCGGCCCATTCGTCATTCTTGCGTCCTTCATCCTTTCCCTTGGTGCCGCGGCGATGCGGGGTGAGGCCCAGCTCAGCCGCCAGCAGGCGAGCTTCCCGCATGGCGGCGCTTTGCATCTTGAAAGCCGGGTGAGGTTTGGGGCCGTCTTCGGTGTCGATCAGCCGCCCATCGCGGCCCATGATTTCCTCACACTCGCGCACCACGCCGACAGCTACGCAGTAGCTTTCCAGCGTGGCCAGCGTGTCCGATGAGAGGAGGTTGCGGCTGTGCAGCTCCGGGGCTGCCCGTTTCCATTCCGCTTTGGCCTGTGGCGTGAGCCAGGGCGGCGCGGACGGGCATTTGCCGCGCACAGTTCCGCCATCGATGACGGTGAGCTTCGGCTTTCTGCCCTTCATTCTGAAAACTCCCAATTTCCGAAAAATTGCGCGCAAGACTGGGGGGCGGTCCCGCAGGCAATCGCTCAGAATTCGAAGACGCCCCCTCCCTCTGCGATCGGGTTGCCGAAGCCGCCGTCCTGCCGGGCCGTCTTGCGGCTATGGCACCGGCGGTTCATGGGCTGCCAGTTGGTGCGGTCCCAGAACAGGCTCATGTTGCCCTTGTGGGGAATGATGTGGTCCACAACGTCAGCGACTTGCCCGCAGCCGCAGGCGCAGAGCCTGTTGCGAGGCTGGGCCAGAAACTCCTTGCTGGCCTGTTGCCACTTCCGATCGTAACCACGCTTGCGGGCGCTGGGCCGATTGGCCTCCGATGCAGCCTTGCACAGGGGGCAACGGCGACCGGTATAGGGTGGGTGCCCCCGGGAACAGTGCTTTGGGGGAGCCCAAGGCATTGCAGTCTCCTCCTTTCACAAGAGGGCGCGGACCGAAGCCCGCGCCGCTCTGCCTGCCTTAGCTTGCCTTCATCTTCAGGAACTTGATGGCTTCCGGCTTCACCACGCCGCCTGCCACACGGCGGCGGGCATGGAAGCGCACCTGCCCCTTGGTCTGAATCGAGTAGGGGTCGCGCAGCACGGACAACGACACGCGGTCGAAAATCCTGAAGCCCTGCCGGAAGTCGCCAAAGGCAATCGGAATCGTTCCAGCAGCAGGGTCCGGCATGTCAGGCATCTCGACCACAGGGCGGCCAAGGATGGTGGGCGGGTTGCCTTCCACCAGGGAGTCCCGCCAGAGGTAATCACCGCTGGAGGTCTTGAGCTTGCGGATTGCGCCGATGGTGCTGCGGTTCATGATCCACGTACCGTTCGCCGCGTAGAAGCCCGGCAGCGAGTGGTACAGGTCGATCAGCTCATCCGCGGTGAAAGCGGTCGTTGCGGCTGCCGTCACGCCGGTAATGCCGCTGGTGGCCAGCAGGCCGGTAGGCTGCCCGCTCCCGGTGCCATTGATGAAGGCAGCACCCTCGGCGCGGCCAAACTCCTCAGCAAAGTCAGCGGACAGTTCGGCTTCCATGTCGAACGCGCTGTCTTCCAGCAGCTGGTTGGACACGTCCACGTAGCAGGCCAGCTCGTAAACGGTCAGGGTCTGCTGGCCGTAGCTGGGCTGGGTGCCGTCGCGGTCGTCCGTCTCGCCTTCCCACTTGGCCGTCAGCGTGCCGGTGCGCTTCGGCAGCAGGATTGAAGTGCTCGATGCCTGGCTGATGCGGGCCAGCTGACGCATGGGGCTGAACAGCACCAGGTTCTTGATCAGTTCCTTGTGGAACTGGTCAGGGACCAGGTAGCCCCCGGCGGTGTCAGTGGCAACGGTCAGGGCCTTGGCTTCCAGCGGGTCCATCCGCTCGATGCCGTGGCGCAGGAACGAGCCGAACGCCTTGCCTTCAAGCTCGCCCGGAGCTGCCTTCACCTCATGCGCAATGCCGCCGGGGCGGTTCAGCCTCTGCTCGATGCGGGAAGCGGATTTGGCCACGTCCGAGATGCTGGCCTCCACCGCCTTCAGACGAGTGTCGATGCCGGCCACGCTCTCCTCGATAGCCGTCACGCGCGCCTCGATGTCGGTTTCGCCCGTGGTGGGCGCGTCGTCCTTCTGTTTCTTGTCCATATTGCCAATACCTCCATGCGCCGCGCCCATCGCGGCGTTCTTCACACCAGTAATCCGCGCCCGAGAGGCGGCGGGGATTGTCACAAGAGAGATTTCGAAGAGGTCCACGTCCTTCAGGATGCGGCCGCCGCCGGGGCGGGGCTCTGAAGCTCGCGTGCGGTAGCCGATTGACAGGCCGTTCAGCGCGCCAGCCTTCAACAGTGCGTAGGCTTCCTGCCCTCGGCGGGTTTCGAGAATGAGGCGGCCGGTTACAGCAAGGCCCGCGCCGTCCTCGCGCACGTCCAGCCAGACGCCGATGGGCTCTGACAGGTCATGGTGCCACAGCATCAGGGGCACGGTGCCTGCCGCCTTGTGCTGGGCGAGGCTTCGCGTGAAGGCCCCTTTGGCAATCACGTCGCCGTAGCTGTCCGGCTCGTCGTTGAACAGGGAAGCGTAGCCCGTCAGGACACCGGCTTCGCTGGCTGACAGCTTCACTTCGAGGTCAAAGCGATCCATTGCGAGCCTCCGGCTTGCTGGCGTCTTCGGTGTTCATCGGGAGGCGGAATTGATCTCCGCCGGCATAGGGCGGCCGGTTCTCGGCGGCGCGCACTTCGTTCGGAGACAGCAGGCCGTTGGTGACAGCCTTCGCGTAGGCATCAAACCGGGCGGCCAGATCAGCGCGGGCCAGATCGTCCGTCAGAAACTCCGCGTAGTATTCGTTGCGCTCTTCCGGCGTCAGGAGAGAGCGGCGGATTGCGCCTTCCCAGCACTTGAGCCACGGCAGCAGGGTCAGGGAGAGGAACTGCTGCCCCATGTGCTCGGCGTTGTTGTGGGTGGTGCGTTCAAGCTCCTGAAGCAGGTGAAGGGGGATGCGGAAGACGCGAGCAATCTCCGCCAGCTGATAGCGGCGCAGTTCCAGGAATTGCAGGTCCACCGAGTTGAACTGAAGCGGCTGGAAGTCCATGCCGTCTTCGAGGATGAGCGTCTTGCCCGCATTGGCTCCACCGGAGTGAGCGGCGTTGAAACTGTCCTTGAGGCGGCGAAGCGCCTCCGGACCCAGGGCCTTGGCGTACTTGAACACGCCGCTGGGCCGCGCGCCGGAGCCGAACAGCCGCGCTCCGTACTCCTCCATGACAAGGGCCAGCCCGATCGCTTCCTTGGCCTGCATGATGGGCGACAGGCCTACATGCGGAGTGGTGCCGAGCGTTCTCAGGTGGAAGATCTCGGTGCGGTCATAGACGCGCTGGCTGCCGTCCGCCGCCGTCACACGGTAAAAGGGTTCGAGCGTTGCCGTGTCGATCTCAACGGTCACGCTGGAAGACGGCAGCGGGATGAGCTCGGCAATGCGACCATCAACCCGGTTGATGTAGGCATAGGCGTTGCCGTGCAGGCAGAGGGCGGTTTGCAGGAACAGCTTGAACTCGAAGGCTGAGGTCCAGTCGTTAGCCTGTCCGCTCAGCAGCTCTTCCAGCGGATGGTTGGTGGCCCGCTCCTTGCCGCCGCCGGGAAGGCGCTGGAACAGGTGCAGGGGCAACTGGGCGACGGATTCGGAGATGACCTTCACGGCCGCATAGACCGCCGGACAGCGCATGGCCGTCTCCGGCGTCACTGCAACACCAGAGGCCGCTGAACTGCTTCCAAACAAGGCGAAAAGTCCGGAAGAGGGATGGGCCAGCGTTCCCTTGCCTTCCAGTCGAAGAAGTCTCTTGAGCCGATCGATCATCTTTGTTCACAAGCAATTGCTGTGAACTAGATTTGCCCTGATCTTAAATGATCCAAGGAGAAACAGCCGCTAGGCCGGTATTAGATTTTCCTCGGTATTCTTGTTTATTCTGCCCATGCTCCGCTGACCGAACACATCCTTCCAAGCGAGAGCTTCAGCCTCATGGCGAGGAAGCCCGCCATCATACTCCATAATGGCGGCCCGCTCTTCATAGTCGTCCCGCAGGTCTGTTTCATCTGCCCCTGCCCCTGAAGACGCGAGAGACAGAGGGGGTAGCCCCAGCCGCCGGGCGAGAGGCTCCAGGCAAGCGAGGTCAATCATATCAGCGCTCCCCTTGGCTGCTGCCCAAGATGTGCGAGGCAATGACATAGCAGCGAACGGGCTTGTTCGATCCGGGAAGGCGCTGGGGAATCTGGGGCTTTCCATCCGATCCAACACTTAGAAGGCCGTGCTTGAGAAGGGTGCCGGCAACAAGCGAGGGGTCGTGCCCCTTGCATATCTCCGTCCGCCACACCTCGGGCAGCACGATATATTCAATGCCTCCGGCCTTATCCCTGCGCCGGAAGCCGATGCGGTCAGGAATGCGAGTTTCAATCGGGTTGCCGAAGTTGTCCTTGGGAGCTAATTCGCCCATCGGCTCG